CTTCACGGTGAGCGTTGTATCGAGGAATTCAGGCGATAGCAGAACGTCAGTAACATCAAGAGTCGGCATCTTTATCCCTCACAACGTGCGTGATTGAGCGGCGGTACTCGCCGGTGTCGATTAGCGGTTTGTTACCGGTACGCCCGCGACGGAGACGATTGGCAATCGTGGCATCTGCCAGGGGAGTGAACCCGGTAATGGTGATGTAACGCTTAACCCCATTTGCCGCCACAGTACCGGCACGGTCGAGCGAGGTCACAGCACCTTCTGTATCACCCTCCAGCGCCTTGCGGGCCGCTGACTTAAGGTGAGGCATAAAGTCCTGCTCTACCGACCTGACGCCTGGCTGCAGATGAGGGCGTGGCGGGATGTTCTGCGCCGGTGAGCCGTTCTCGTTGATATATCCGATCGCCGCATTGCCGATATCGCCATCATCACGCTCATCTTTCGATTCAGGGATGCCCACCAGAACGTCCTTGTTCGCGAGGGTTTTAAGGGCGTCCAGAATGCTTTGAGCGCTGTCACTACGAACTGTCAGGCATGATTTCATAGCTGAATCCCGCCATACCCGAAGTACTGCAGCATTTGCCAGAACTCCGCACCGTAGCGTGAGAAGTTCCAGAAGCCAGCGTCTGCGTTCAGTGTCGAGCTGTTGTCATAGCTCACGCTGACCTTATCTACTGACTTGGACGCCACGACGCCACTCGTAGCGCCTCCGGCACCGCCGAGCACCCCGGCTGCTGTGTCAGCTGCATTCAGCACCATGTAATGCGCAACGAACAGCTCCACCAGATAGGGGAACATGTCCCCCATAGCAGAGCCATCAATGAGCATGTCGGCGAGATTTAGCCGGAACTGGATTACTGCGTCGGGGTATTTAGTGGCGTCAGAGAACTGCGGAAAGTCGCGGCGGAAATCACTTACTGTCGGCAGATTTTTGTTTCTTGCCATTGTCATTATCTTCCACTGTCGGGCCGGGATCTGGCTGCTGAAGTGCTTCCAGTTGCGCGGTCAGGTCAGCAATAACCTCATCCTTCTCAGTAACCGACAGTTGCAGGTCACCAATGGACTTATCTTTGTCTTGCAGTTGCGTGGTCAGGCTGTCGATCTGCGCCTGAAACTCTTTGGTGTCAGCCGGCGCTTTGGTTTTGCCAGTGACTTCGGCATGCGCAGCAACAAACCAGTGGTCGGCTACCTTATCGTCTACCGTGTGCTCACCAACGCTGAACTCCTGAGCCGTACCGTCTTCGTTGTTGAACTTAAACGGGGTATGCACACGAATGGTCTTCTTAGCCATTACATTCTCCTTAATGCCCCTTTCGGGGCGGATAGGTTAGATGCCATCCATATACGCGATGGTTTCCGGATACGGAGATTCAACAGCGCCCAGCTTGCCGTAGTACGTAGTCAGCTGGTAAATGCCACGATACTGAACAGGGATGTTCTGCAGCGGAACCATCGGGAAGCGAACAAACTTCTTATCGTTGGTGTATGCCATCATACGGTCGGTACCGCCTACGCCAGCGCCTTTCAGCCACTTCACCGCACGGATATTCAGCGGGGTGCCGTTCTGATGGAATGCGATGGTGTTGTTCTGCAGGTAGGTCAGCAGAGACTGGTTACCGGCAGATGAGACGATGATGCTGGACAGCAGAGCAAACTGCTCAGGCGGCAGCAGCAGGTCACGCGGAACAATCGTGTAACCGGTGGCAGCCCAGGCATTCGACAGCAGCAGGTTGATCGAGGTACGGATTTCATCGGCGGTTGAAGTTGCCCATGTCTTCGGCGCGTTGGTCACCGCGGCACCGGTGTAGTTGGTCAGGCCTTTGACGCCTAACTGACTGTCACCGCGATAAACCTGTTCATCAGTGTCCATGTTCCACTTCAGCTGCATGCCGTCGAACTTCTGGGTGTCCAGCGGGCGGCCTACTTTAGCGGCGGCAGCCAGCTCGACAACAGTCCAGCCCAGCTCCATACCCCACAGGGTCAGCGGAAAGCCAGTTTTGGAAATGTCGACGTTAACGCCTGCGATTGCAGTGGAGTCTTTGCCGATCCAGTTTTTACCAGCCGGGTTAGGTGTACCCGCCGCCGCAAACTGAGAGTTGGTGAAAGAACTGATGTCATCAGCGATGGACACATCTTCGCGCAGCTCAATATCGCGCGACCAGGTGTATCCCACCAACGGCATGTTCAGGTTCTGGTCAAGACGCTCAAGCTCGCCAACCAGGAAAGCGCCAGAACCGTCAACGGTGGCTTGGTCAAAAGTAAACATATTTAGCGGTTCCCTTAGATGTTGTAAGCGACTTCAGCGTTGCCAGCGGCATCGCCTGCACCGGTGAAGGAGGCATTAGGCAGTACGACAGTTTCGCCGGTGACTGCTGCGCCAAGAATTGCACCCAGCGGGCTTGCCTGCGTCGGGTTAGCGTTACGGACATAGACCGCGCCACCCTTAACCAGGCCAACAGCGGTGCTGCCGATATTCACGGTCATGTAGCCGCGCTTCATCACGTCGCCAGTGAAGTTCTTACCGGTACCAACCTGACGCACCATGTCTGGCGTCGAAGTGGTTGGGTATGGGCGAACGTAAAGGCCGGTAATCACGGTAGCGGCATCAGATGCGGCCAGAGGAATGAACTTGCCATCGGCGCTGTCTTTACCAGCCAGGCCATAAGCAGCGAAGGCGTTAGATGAGTCGATGATCACCGGCTCGGTGGTCAGGTCTTGCGGGCGTGAAATAGCCCCGGCGATGCCTACTGGCATCCGGTACAGATATGCAACCATGGGTTTATCCCTTATTTTTTCCAGTGAGCGGCGAAGGCTTTGTTGAGAGCAGCCGGTGAGTTTTTGTTGGATGAATCGTAGAAAGCAGCGCGAGATGTGGTTACCGGCACAGCGTTGCGCGACTTGGCAATTTCACTCGCAGACACGAACACGGCATCCAGCGTCGCTTTTGGCATCTTGCTGAAGTCAGGCGTTGCACCAACCAGCGGAGCAAGCAGAGCCTGACCTTCTGGTGTTTTGAATGCTGCGTCCATGGTGGAGCGCTTGAATGCAGCCAGTTTGCCACCTTCAGGCAGTTTGACGCCTGGCATAATCAGCTCAGCGCGAGCAACGACACCCTGATGGTAAGCAGCGTCAGTGGTGGCCTTCTTCTTCTCGTCCTCTTCATCTGGATCGGAGTCAGTGGTAGAGGTCGACGCTGGGTTAATCAGCTGCTGCACCAGAACCGCCAGCGCATCAACTTTCTTCTCCAGCTCGCCAATACTCATGGAGCCACCGCCTTCACCACCTTCTTCATCGGTAGTCAGGCCGCCAAGCTCGCGCTCTTGTGGCAATGGCTGAGCCGGATTGATGGTGATGTTTACTGCCCGCGCCAAATCAAGGCTTGGCTCGACCAGTTCTGATGGCGCATTGTCCACCAAATCGGCCAGGCTATCGGCATCCTTGGTTTTAATGGCCCGCTTCAGCTGGCTAAACCAGCCCTGATTTTTGGTAGTCATGAATGTGCTATCTCCAATTGAACAGCGAATACCTGCGCGACCATTGGGTACGCTCGCACAGTGGTTACCGATAATTGTGTGTTGCCGGGCCTGACCGGGGGATTGCTGCTCATACTCAGCGTCATAGCCCATCGATATCTGGTCCTGACCATCCATCACCTTCTGAATGCCTTCAGCAGTCTTGATGTGGATATCACCCAGCATTAAGTCTGACTGATCGCCGGTGCCGCGCCGGACGTTCTGGATATGCCCATGCGCGTGCTCTTTCCAGTTGCCCGGATTGACCATGTCCTTAGGGTGACCCAGCGTGAAGGCCATGCCTTCGAAGGATGCGAGAGTTTCAGGCCGGAATACTTCGTCAGCATCACGCGTCACGACAATCTCACCGTCGTCATCGCCGATAATGCCAGGGAGTTCGCTTTCGTCGTAAACCTGCGCGCCGGTGCGGGCAATCGGTACGTCTTTGCACAGCAGCGAGCCATCGGCCATCTCAAAACGAGTGTTGCCGAGGCGGGTAGTGAAGAAATATTGCATGCAAGCTCTCTTTAAGCTTTAGTAGTCTTTCAAAGATTATCTATAAGGAAATAACCACATGAAGTGTCCTAAGAATTACACATGGTCAGCTATACTTTTCGCTTTTTTGAGCACGGTTGGATATGTATTTTTATTTCTCTGGTTAAAAGCAGACCAGCAAAGTTGGGCATTGATAATACTAAACATTCTGTATGCATTAATTGTCATGGCGACAGTGGCATATGACCGGAAGGGAGGTTTTAAAACCTCATATAATTCTCGCTTAGTTACATTAGGCACTGCCTTATCACCTATTGCGGCAGGAATAATTGATGCCCTTCTTACTATGATGTATTCATATCCGAATGAAAAATGGCCTCATGTTATATACTTTTTATTTATTGCAGGTGGTATATGGATATTTTTGTCACTTTGCACACTTTTAGTTCCAGCCAAGAAAGCAGGCTCTGATACCACAACTTCGCAGTAGCAGCGGCAGTTTGGAAACTGGCCAGCGTGGCCGGTCATACCGTCCAACGTGGGCGGTTTTGACCAATCCAAATACTTGCCTTCCATCTGCTTATGGGAGTGGCGCACGTCGCTGTCATCGGCTGTGCGCCAGATATAGCCGCGTGAGCCGATTGCAGTTGAGCGCGCTTGAGTTATTGCGGTAGATGCCCGTCCAACCTCAGTGCGGGCAATGGTGCGTGCTCGCGCCTCGGTCACTTCGCCGGTTCGCATGATTTCTTTCTTCAGCTCACTGGAGCGCTTGCCGGATACCACGGCCTCAATCGCCTGGTTGTGAATGTCATAAACGCGGTCGGCGGCTTCGAGCGGCAATGACTTGAACAGCTTCACCTGCTCCTGAATGATGCTGCGGGTGACCATCCCCTGACTGCCAGCCATCAGGTCACGCAGACCGGCAGAAATTTGATAAGATCTTTCACGCCACATCGCATCGTCGGCAATCTCCAGCGTGTCTATCAGGCGCTTCGATACTGCTTCAGACCATGGCTCTATCAGGTCGGCGTAGCGATCAAGTCTGTCTAGAATGTCCGTTACGCTGTCATTTGAACCATCGTAAGAACCCTCGACTATCGCGCCCACTGCCTGCGCTATCTGTCGTAGCTGTGTTCCCAGCTGCCTCTCGGCGCGCTTCAGGTTCGGTGGCTTCGACGTTAATGAGGTCTTTCTCGCTCGGCGGCGGGAGGTCACTGGCATTATCGATATCCTCGTCGCTGATGGTTGAGCCAATGCCGGTTACCCGCGCAGTTTCCTGCAGATGCATGGCGCCGGCTTTCTCAGTCATCAGACCGGCGTCAACAGCCTGGACAGTTGCGGCCACAACCTTCGTTGCGGTGTCGGCGCGCTCACTGTCAGGCGTCTGCCACAGCTCGTTAAACTCGAAAGTGAAGTCATCAGGCAGTGGTGATGCAAACAGGCTCATGTGCAGAACCTGAAACAGCTTGCGGATAGGTCGGCGTAACTTGCGCTCCTGCTGGGTGGACACGTTGTCGTAGTAGTTAGCCAGGTCAGTGTCACCGGTAGAGAACCCGGCAGGAGACTGCCCAAACAGGCGCACCAGAGGGATACCGAACGCACCTGATACCTGCTGCCCAAACTGCGCCAGCACGTCACTGAGACCGGCATACGAATAGGTGTGCGCCTCGAACTTGTCGGCGGCATCCATGATGGTCATGCCTTCGTTGCTCTGGTATTCGCGGATCATGTCCATGTGCGACATGAGGCCCTTATACATGGGAGTGTCTTTTCCCATCGCAAGCAGGCTACGCAGACCATCAATGCTGTACGTGCGCAGGTGAGCTTTGTAGACCAGTTGAGCAACGCCGGTTGTCGTGGAGTCGAAGGCAAGCAGGCGATCGAAGCAACGTTCAATAACAGACATGCCCCAGTCGTTTTCAGTCAGGCGCTGCTGATAAGGTAGCGGGATACCATCAAACCGAATCAGTCGGGAGTGGTGAATGCGCCATGGTGGGATGCCTGTAGCTGAGGTGACGACCTTGTAAAACTCCGGCATGCCGAAGTCCGGCCCCAACTCACTCACCCGGCGCTCAGTCATTGCATTGAGCATCCAGCGGTCCATCACCATAACGCCTTTAAACGAGTCTTTAGCAATGGTCTCCACGCGCAGCGGCGTTGAGTAGTTCTGGCCGTCAATCAGGATGACGCCTACAGCGCCACCATAGAGTCGCGCCCACTTCAGCGTGTCGTTGATTGCTTCCCACAGCCCCATCTCATCCCATGCGTGGTCGAGCTGCTTCTTGCGGCCGTCTTCGAGCTTGGAGGTGATGGTCACGCCCTTGCGGGTCATGTCATCAGGAATAGCATCAACGCCTGCGCCAACCAGCCAGGATGTGCGGTAGGCCTGCTCAATCAGAAGGCGGTTGCGTGATGTCCAGTTGTTGCGGTAGGTGCCAGCACCAGACTGGTTCGACTCGTTGACGCCCAGCCGGGCAATGAAGTTTTCATAGCTGTCACGCGTTGGTACAGGCTGCGACATGCTTTCTGTTTCGGACATATTCAGCCTTTCCCAAGTTGCGCCCAGGTGCCGAGGCTGTCTGAGCTGGTAATGTAGCCATCCAGCCCGTAGCGAATGGCATCGATGCAATGGTTAAACTTGTCGACGATGATCGGCAGTATGTCGCCGGTCTTTTTGTCGACCTTGTAGGAGTAATGGCGGAATTCGTCGGCGGTGTGTTTGCAGCGCTCATGGATAATGATTTCCTCAAACCCTTTCAGGTAGGTAACACCATCCTCAACGCTGCCCTTCCACTTGGCGGCCGCATCAATCGAGAACCCCTGACGCGCCAGATAGCTGATTGTCTCAGGGCGGGAGTTATCACCTTTGACTGGCCACTTACGCACTTCAGGGATTGAGTCGTAGAACTGCGGCATCTCATCCAGCTCAACGCCCACACCGTAGGCTTCGTATTCGATGTATAGCCGGGTGTCGATCATGAACATGCGAATCAGCGTGCTCGGGTCATTTGCGAAACCGAAGTCAGCACCAAAGAACAGGCGGTCAGCTTGTTGCCACAGGTCATCAGGGAACGCTTCAACCCGGTACCGGTTACGAAAGATGACTGAATCGCTAATCGACTTCGGCTTACCCAGCCAGATATGCTCATACGCCTCGTAATCGACGCGCTTGCAGTACTCCATCTCTTTACGGAGCGTGTCCGGCAGATAGGGGTTGTCGTAGTAGTTCACCTCAACCGTAATGCTGTCATCCGGTGGAGTAACAATGAAACGCTGATAGGTCGGGTCTGACTCTTCGCCGGGGTTAAACGTCACCCAAATTTCTGAGCCTTCCTTTCGGATAGTGGGTATCAGGATCGCCCATGAGTCAGAGGACACAGATTGCGCCTCCTCAACCCAGCAGATGTCCACGCCTTCAGTCGACTTGATGCCCAGCGGGTCGAATCGCAGACCTTTAAAAAGGAACTCGCTGCCGGATGCGCTGGTGATGCTCTCGTTAGTGATGCGGAACCATGGGTTAAGCCCCAGCATCTCAATCTGGTCTTTCAGCAGCTTGTGAACTGAATCCTTAATCGAGTTCTGCACCTCGCGGGTGCAGAGTATGCGGAGCTTCATACTGGCGGCCATGATGACCAGTGCGCGTGCAGCAGCCCATGATTTAGCGCCGCCTCGGCCGCCGTGAAAAGTCTTATATCGTTTTGGCTGGAAGAGTGGCTTGAACTTAGGCGCAAAGCTAAGTCTCGTCTCCGCTGCTGTCATCTTCCGCTCCGAAGCTAATCACGAATGATGGCGTGGCAAGAGGAAGGCCATTAGCGCCAACCAGTTCGTTTTTAACGTTGTCTTTGAATGCCTGGACGGTTACGTGCTTACCAAGCAGTTCGAGGTTCTTAACCTTGTCAGGCCACTTAATCTTTTTCAGGATGCCAACCATTTCCCGATCTTCACCCCTGCCCTCAAACATGTCGGCCAGGTCAAATCCGCTAAGGTATCGACGCCAGGAGGCGGGCCACTGAGATACTGGCTTAATGCTCATATCGTCAGTCATGATGTCGAGCACATCCATTTCGTCGATTTCTATGAGCCGCCTCAATACATAAGCAGCATCAACGTTAACTTGCTCGTTGCGCTCAGCTTTAAGTTCGGCGATTCTGTTTTGGATGTCAGGTTTAGTTAGGTTCTCGCAACCTGATGCGCGGGCGGTCTTTTCGCTGTACCCCGCCCGAATGGCCGCTTGCGTGGCGTTCAAATCGATGAGGTACTCGCGACAGAACATTTCTTGTTTGTCGGTGAGTGCCATGTTTTATTCCAAGGAGGAAGAATGGTTGATGTGATGCATTATGAAGTTATCAAAAAGCATGAAATCGTAGGTGCTCACCTGATTGCCTACTTGTTTAAAAGCGATGGCGGCAGATTCTTTTCTGCCCTACGATCACCTGATGATGTTCAACTGGAAAAGGGCGACGTGATAAAGCATCACGTTGGGAACATATGGAAATCGGCTGACGGCAGCCAATTAAAGATTGAAGCCAATATTGTTTGCTCAAATATTGAAGAGGCCGAACAAAAGTTCCAGGAGCTTATAGCCTGAACCATTATCGAAGCCGCTCAGGGAGTGGCTTCTGTAATGACTGCATACAAAACCGCCCGTAGACGGCCTTTGATGCTTTTAGCTTTCCTGCTCTGTAACTTTACTGAAAATAATGTCGTAGTGCTTAACAAAGGAAGCATCTACGGCATCAGTTGTCATGAAATGGGCAGGCCTTTTCTCCATTTCAAGCTTAGTTAAGGATGCGGCCAGTTCTGCAATTCTGACTTTTGCTTCATTAGCATTCATACCAACTCCATGATTTCAACTTTGCGACCATTCGCAATAAAGTAAATCGGGACAAAAACACAGTTTTCAATGGTATTAATTAACTTTCCAGAATTTTATTTCAAACATTGCTCTCTGACGTACTGCTGCAATCCGGCTATTTGCTTCCCGGCGACTTCGATTCGCTCTCTGAGGGTGAAATAATCCCGTTGAGCGGCGTCAGTAAGTCGGGCGCTGGCTGCATCATCCATGCCGGGGGTGCCGGTGGCGGATTGTTTCTGGCATGTGGCGTTGAGCTGCAACCGGCGCTTGCCAGTAGCAACATCATCATGCAGCTGATCGATAGTGGCTTTAGCATCGGCTAACTCCTTTGTGTATTTCTCATCGAGCGCAGCCACATCGCGCTGGCGTGTCTGCATATCGGTGATGGTGTCGTGAGCCAGCTTGAGATTACTGGTTGCGGTGTCACGCTGCGCCTTGTAGTCAATGGCATTGCCTCGGTAATAAAGCGCGAATGCTACTGAGGTGGCTAGTAGCAGCAGAACCAGCAGGATGAGTGCAGCAAGCACCTTAGCCTTTAAGGTCATCGGCACTCTCCGCCAGGCACATGGTGCGCTCCATATCGCGCCGATTCATTAATCCACGCCATTTCTGGCCGCCAGCGTAAATCCAGCGGCGAAGCTCTTCACATGCGCCATCAACGTCACCGGCATTCAGACGTTTAAGCAGTGTCGATTTCGAGAACGCGTTTGTGCCAACGTTATAGGTGAAGCTGTACAGTGCGGCCCGCTGATATTCACCCAGTGGGATTTTGATCATTCCGTCGACTGCCTTCTTAACCGGCTGCAGATCGTTCCACATCAGCCGATCACATTCGCGGTCGGTGTATCGCTTGCCTTTGATAATGTCGGTACCGGTGTGACCATCGCAGACGGTCCAGACGCCAGCCACATCTTTGTAAGGCTCGTACACCCTGCCCTCAACGCCATCCTTTCCGCCGAGGAATACCGTAGCGATAGCCATAGCTCCGCCACCTGCGACAGCAATCAGCTTATTGCGCAGGCTGTTAGACATAGCCATGTGTTAATCCTCGTTGATGTCTGGTGCAGTGGGCCAGCGCTGAAGGGCTTTGATTTGCGCCAGAGTAGCCTTGCGCTTGTAATACCAGTTGATGCCGAGCGTGAAAAGCGCGACCAGAATACCGGCCAGTACGCCTACAGCACTCCATTCATCGGGACTAAGCCGGGTCAGCAGACCATTAGCGATTGTCCCGGCAGATGCGCCGTAAGCTGCGCCTGATGCCAGTTTGCTCATATCGATACTCATATCACCTCCGTGATTACGGGCGGTGCTGTAGGTAGTCAGAAGAAAAGATCGCCCGCTGCCACACAGGAAAAGGTGAGAGTCGAGGTTGATTGGCAGGGGCGAAAAACGAAAAAGGCACCGCATCGGCGGTGCCTTGTTAATCCATAATCTAATTTATTCTTGATGCCAGACAGTTTCGTCTAACTCGAATACTATTTTATTATTCTCGATTTCGTAATCCACAACTTCATCAAAATCAAACACGTCGTTCTGATCTGAGCAGCCAGCAAAATATTGTACTTGGACAGTAAATTCAAAGGTGCTATCAGTCATGGCCGTTATCTCAAAGGAGTCATGGAAAACTGAGTATCTGGCATCGCCCCCATACGATGAAAGTATCAAATCATCAAATATACTTGCTTGGCTCTCGATAGCCTTTTTTATTGACGCCAAATTGGCTGCATCAAGTTCATATGGTATTTCGTATGTTTGTAATTTTGGCATCTCTTGGCCCCTCTCATAATGAAAGAGTCATGCTAAGCGAGAAGTAGTTATGCCAAAAATCATTTCGAAATAAGAAATCAAAAAACTTAATTGGCCAACGCTTGAGATAGTTTAGTAACGTTACTTATCCGCTACAGGGTATGCGGCGAACCTTATCCCCTAAAGGGTATAGAAATAAAAAAGCCCCGCCGACTGGTGAGGTCGCGAGGCTGCTTGGCATCCACATCTATGCAACTGACCGGTAAAGCCGCGATCTGTTCGCTTCACTTCCCGATCATGCCGTTAATGTGCCAGGTCACATGCCCTTTGTCTTTGTCATTTCGTGCTATTTATTTTTATCATGCTTCAATTTTAAGAATCTCCTTCTCCATTTCTCTCTTAATTGCGTAAAAAATTTCTCCTTCCAGTATGTCCATTGCCCATTCCATTCTGTTCCGGGCTTCCTTTGGTGAGATGCTGCAGTAATAAATCAGTGATGAGCCGATGTTTTGCACGCTCTTGCGTTTGCAGTATCGTAATCTGGCTACATTGCGAAGCGGGTTATCCTTACCGAACGTCTTTACCATGACTGATTCAACAAAGGCGGCATCATCTGATTCTTTGGCGAGAGCGATGATGTTTGCCGTTGATGACTGAGGGATAAGCAGGTCACGCGCTTTGCGGAACAGCTCTTCACCTCGCAGCCCCTCACAATGCAGCTGTGACACGATTTTCTCTATCTGCCTGCCCTTCTGTTCACTCCATTCGCATCGCATCATCAGGCGGCCTATTACGTTCACCTCTGAGCGATCGTAATCTTCCCCACCGAGGTGATCGCCCCACACGCCCAGCAAGTGCCTTACCCATGCCTGCTGTGATTTGTTGATAGTCTTCCAGCCATTGCCGAATAACCTGCGCATATCAGCTGCGCTGCGGACGCCTGATAGCCTGACGATTTGCTGGTAGTCACGCTCTATCCTCATTGCGCCTCGCTCCTCTGTTTGATCAGTTCTCTGGTCTTCTGCCTGTAATGTGCCGCAAGCTCCTGCAGTTCTTCCCGCGTCCACTTCTTCACGGGGTGCGGACCCATGAGGCGATCGAAAGCAGCCTGACCGATTTTCTTAATCAGGCTAGGCGTGTAGTTTTCAATGTTGCCGGAAAGGTGCTGGTTGCAGGGTACGCACTGCTTATGGCAGTTGGTTTCTTCGTAGCGTGTAGCCGGTGAAGCGCCGCGAGTTCGATAGTGCCCGGCGTCATA